TCACTTGCCACAACCTGCGTTGAATCCCAGAACCACGTCAGCCCCCGCCTCACCCACCGGCTCGGGCACCTGCGCGGAATTCTCGATCAGCGCGCCGCGCAGCGCAGTCACGGGGCGCGACAGCCCGGCGCAAAGGCCGCTGTCATTCGCAGGCTGATTGCAGGCGGTCAAGCCAGCTACAGCCAGCAGGGCGATCCAGCGCATTGTCGATCCTCTCTCTTGTGGTGATATGATCGCGCAAGCCGTCAGCCTCGCGCCGGGCGTCCTTGCCGCCCTGCCAGTAGACCCAGCCGCCAAGGGCCGCCACGCCCGCCACAGCAAGCGCCAAGAGGCCCGCACGGCTAAGCAGCAGGGCGATCATGTTTTGCCGCCCCGGCCCTCGGCGATCCTGCCGACGATGAACGTGCCGACGAAGCCCACGGCCCCGGCGATGATCTGGGTCAGCAGATCGAGCGGTACGCGGTAGAACGCCCCGTCTGCGCTCATTTCGCCGTATCCCATGCCTGCGAGCCACGCGAACACGAAATACAGGACCATGCGGATATAAAGAAACATGTCACTTGCCTCCGAAGATGTTGCCGAGAATGCGGGCCAGCGCGGCGAAGAACGTGGCCAGCGGATTGGTGACGGCGAACGGTTCGCCAATTGGGGTGTTGGGTCCGGCGGGGGGAATGACATTCGCCTGAAACGCCATCGACAGCGCCATCTCGCGGACCTCGGCCACGCGGCGCGACCAGCCCTTGCCGAAGGTCGGCCACGTCTTGAGGCGGTGCAGGAATTGAAGCCGTGCATCGCAGGCGGCGTTGACGGCGCGGAACGGATCGGCGGCGCGGGCGGCGGAAACCGTGTTCGGCCCGACCGCACCATCAGCCGCAGCGCCAACGGCACCTTGCAGCCACTTTGCACCCCGCGAAACGCCGCTGTTCACCGCTGCATCGAACGCCACAAGATCAAGCCCGGACGGCAGGTCATCGCCGCGAACGTTGTCCCAGTAGTTCTTGCGATAGATCTCGGAGACCTCGGCATCGCTGATATTTCGCAGTTCGGTCTTGCTGACCGTTCGACCCTTCCATGCGCGATAGGTGCCGATGGTGATACCCTTCATCGTCGCGCCGCCCGGATCGGACGGGTGATCCGCCCAGCCGCTCTCATGCGCCAGCACGGCGCGCAAGCACCGGTCGAAATTATCTCTCATGTCGGATTTCCCTTGATTTCTCACAGGCAGGTTGATGAAATTTTGTGTATTTATATACATATTATAATTGACACCATAATAGCCGGTGTGTATAAATGTATTCAGAAAGGAGGGGCGATGGAGCTAGAGACCAATTCCCGAAAGCTCCTGAAACGGCTCAAGAGCGAAGGGTTCGAGGAAGTCAGCAAGACAGGCTCGCACCTCAAGCTTCGGAAGGGCGACAGGACCGTCATCCTGCCTCACCCGAAGAAGGACCTTCCGCTCGGGACCGTCAGAAGCATCTACAGACAGGCCGGGCTTTTATAGCCCGGCCGATCCATCGCCCCTCCGCACCCATGTCATGGAGCAAACTCATGCGTTACTACATCGCCATTGTTCACGAGGACGAATACAGCGCCCTTGGCCTGACCTTCCCCGATCTTCCCGGCGCATTCGCCGCCGCCGACGATTGGGACGGCATTCCTGCCGCCGCCGCCGAAGCCCTCGACTTATGGTTCGAGGATATGCCTGATGTTGAGCCAGCATCACTCGATGCGATCCGCAAGCGGGACGATGTTGCTGCCGAACTTGCCGATGGCGCTGTCCTGATCCCGGTGCCCTATATCCCCGCCGATACCGCCGTCCAACGTGTCAACATCACCATAGAGCGCGGCTTGCTGCGCGCCATTGACGAGACGGCCAGGAACCGCGGTATGAATCGGTCGTCATTTCTGGCCTCTGCCGCCCGCCGTGAACTGATCGGGACGTGATATTTTTGTATATGCATTATTTCATTGTGATCAATTAATGCATATACAGTAATTACAGATAGCGGACCGGCGTAGCAAATTGTGTGGGAATTATGATGACGACGAAGAAACCGACCGAACCTGAGGTTCAGGCCATGATCGCCTCCGACCCCGACACCCCCGAATGGGCCAACGAAGAACTGGCCCGCGCCAAGCCTTTTGCCGAGGTGTTCCCCGCCCTGGCAGAAAAAGCCCGCAGAGCCGGGCGCCCGAAATCCAGCAACCCGAAGGTTGCGGTCTCGCTGCGCCTCGATCCGGACATCGTGGAAGCGTTCAGGCAGACGGGTCAGGGGTGGCAGACCCGAATGAACGAAGCTCTGCGCAAGGCTATGGACTGACCCCTAACCCCGGCCAACTCCGCAATTTCGCAGCCGCTTATCGCCGCCGAAGAAAATAGATGCCATCAGGATGCGTCCATGCCGACCACCAATGCCACCGCGCGCGCTCATCGTCCGGCAACAGCAACCAGCGCGCCTTGAGGCCGTGATAAATCGCCATCAGCGCGACCAGGTTGAACAGGATGTTGATGTTTGTGCCGCCGTGGATCGCGAAAATCTCGGCCCATGTCTCGGGCCAGCGATGCCGAACGATGGGGGCTACCACGTCCCAATAGACCCGGCGCAGGCTGAACGTGGTCGCCAGAACCATCATGCTCATGGTGAAATGCCATGTCGCGGTGCCGCGCACGGCCAGCGCGTGACGATAGCCCCATGCCAGACAGGTCATGCCGACAATGGTCACGATTGAAAGAACTGAACTCAGCGTGGCCATTGCGTCACGTCCCTTTGAAGTTGATTTACAAGCCTCTGCGCTGCATTGGCCTGCTGCTTGACCGCTGCGATTTGCGGATCAGAGGCGGCATGATGCTCGCGCAGCAGATCATCCACACGCGCCTCGCGCTCGCCCGTGTTCTTGCCGAAGATCGCCTTCCAGAGCTTGCCCATATCAACGCCGATCCAATCGGTTGACTGCTGCATTGATCGCCCCCGTTGCTGCTGTCAGGGTGGTGTTGGTCGCGACGATCAGTTCCCGGTTCTCGCGGCCCATCGTCTGCGTGATTTCGAGCATCTTGTCGTTGAGGGAGTCGTTGCGGTCGGTCAGGGTGAGGTTGCGCCGCCACAGCGCGACAAGGGCCACCGCCAGCGCGACATTGACGACCGCCGAAAGGCCGCCACCTATTTCTTGGATAATGGCGGATGGGTCCATCAGCACCAGCCCCGGCTGCGACAGGTATGGCCGCGCATCACCACACCTCTTGTCCGACGCGGGCGGCAATCCAATCGTAGAGCAGGATCCGCTGATCATATGTAGGCACCTGATCCGCAACCAGCACCCAGTTGATCCAGCTCTGGTGATCCTCGCCATAGGCCGTGCTGGACAGTTGCGCCCAGTTGACCGCCGCCGGTATCGGCGCGCTGGTCCATGTCGACTGCCGCACCAGATCCTCGCCAGACAGCCGGGCGAGATTGGTCAGCCGGATGGTCTTTTGACCGCCCGACCAGATCACCTCGATCAGCGCGCGATCTCCATCGACGCCGCCGCCAAAGCTTGCTTGCGGGTTGGCCCCACCAGACGCCTGAGCCCACTGCCCGCCGCTGTTGATCCAGACCTCTGAACCGTCCATCTCGATGATCCGGTGATCCCCGGACATATAACGCAGATCGACCAACATCGCCTGATAGGCCGGTGTCATTGCCGGCGAGACATTCGCCCGCATGGGGTCGCCGGCGAAATGGATCACGTCGCCATCAAGAATCGGCACGCGGGCCGGGTCTGTGACAGCCCAGCTATCGCCGATTGCGGCGACCGGTCCGCCATCGACAGCGGGGGTCGTCCGCGCCGAATCCGCCCATTTGGCATCAGACACTGCATCCATCTGGACGATCCGCGCGGCCGCGAATATTTCGGCGGGGGTTGCGCCGGTCGAGGCCACCAGACCAACGGGGCTTCGGTCCGATCCGCCACGGCCTGCATAGGCATAGTCGTCGGCGATCTCGGTCGCGATGCCTGCGAGATAGGCCGCCATAGCCGCATCGACATAGGTTGTCATCGGCAGCGGCGACGGAAGCGGCGACGACAAGTGATTATAGGCGACCAGGGCGAAAAGCGCCTGCATGGCCCAGATGCCGGGTTCTGACAGCATATATTGATGGGTCGATGCGCCGCCGGTCGTATCATACCCACTCCGAAAATAACGATGATCCGTCACCCCGCCGGGCACGATGCCACCAGCCTGCACATCATCATAAATACGGGCCAGCAGGCGATGCGCCGGGACGATCCGGCAGAACATGTCCGCGTGACCGTTATTATCGAGCCACTGCCTGATGGCGTCAGCGAGGTATTGATGCGCGCCCTCATAGCCGTCGATATGACTGCGCCAGAGGCCATCGTTACTGAAATCCGTTTCGCTCGGCAGGAACGGCGGTTGACCGTAAATCAGAATCCCTTTAGCGCCCGCCGTGGCGGCAGCCTCGACCAGATCCAGCGCAGCCGCAACGTTCGCAGCCAAGCCGTCATGGTGATCCGTGCGGCCCCATTGGTCAGGCTGCCAGAGGTGTCCACCAGTATCAGAGTGCCAACCCCAATCGCCCAGACTGATGACCAGCGCATCATACCCCGCAATATCCGCGATTGGATCAGTGCCCGGATTATAGGTCAGGCTGCCGTCTATCATTTCCGGCAACAGCCGCTCATATGGCGCGACCAGTTGGCTCACGCTATATCCCGGCAGGCCCGGCACCGGGGCAACACCGGCCGGCCCTGAATAGCCCGGCCGGAACAGATCGGACATACCATGGTCGGCCACACCATCGCGCCAAGGCAGGTAAAGCATGTTGCTTGCGAAAGAATACGGCATGAACATGAACCGCGCCGTAGCAGGATCCAGGACGCTTGCCCCTGGCACCGTCGTATCGACGCCGATGTTGGGCGTAGCCGCCGTCCAACCTGTAGCGCCCGCGCTATTTACAAGTCGCACCTGCGCGCGGATGTTGTAACCTTCATCTCCTGCGACGATGACGTAGGTGTCGCTGCTCTGCCCGGCAATCTGCACCCAAGGGTCGGCGCCGATACGACGGTGCCAGCGATACTGGATGGTTGGAGCTGGACTGCCCGTGTAAGTGCCGGGCGTCGCCGTCAGCGTGTCGCCAACGACAGTGCCCCCGGCCAGCATCGGGTTCGTTGTCCATGCGGGCGCAACGTCGGCCGGCGGCTGGGATCCGCCAGATATCCTATGACGGCCGGGGGAAAGCCGCATGTCATCAAGGCCGAGGCCGAGCATCAGGACAGGGCCTCCATAACCGCGACCCCACCGAATCCGCCGTTCGGCCGAATTCGGGCTTGCTGTCCGGCAGCAATGCGAACGACCTGATTGGGCTGCAGGTTGATTCCCGCCACGTCGTTCAGGTCCACGCTGACCGTGATCTTGATCGGTCGGCCCTGACACTGGACGATAGCATCGGCGGCCGGCACTGGCAGCGCCTTCCAATCGTCTTGGTCTGCAACGGTTACGGGATAGTCTGCCATGATACGCTCCGCGAAAGGCGAAAGCACGTCATGCGCTCAGATGGACAAACTATACCTGATGGTGGCTTGCGGCGCTAGACCTAGTAGACCATGGCCGCCTGCTCACCACGGATCCGGTTATTCAGCTTGGGGTTCAACTGGATACCATACTCGTTCCGCTGGCTCGATCGACGGCGGCCCTGCACCGATTGCCGGATGGTATCAGCCGTGATCGGGTATTCCGGCACCTCGCGGTTCCAATCCCTGATTTGGTCCATGATCTTCGGTGACAAAGGCTCGCCGCTGATGATCGACTTCGCTGCTGCGCCTTGGATCGAACCACGCTCGTTCATCAGCCGCTCTTGCTCATTCATCATTCGCCGGTTGGCCTCGTATCGTTCCGCGACCTCTGCAGGCGTGAAACCGATTGCCTGAACGAGTGCCTGATAGGCCGAAACATCGGGCACCACGTCATCACCGTTCCAGGTCGTGACGCCCTCATAGAGATACCGACCGGACTTCATGCCGTCGCCGACCGCGCCGGGCACGGCTTTCTCCAGCGCGCGCCAGTAATGACCATCAGACGCGGCCGATGCCACATCATAGGGGATCGCCAACAGGCCAACGCCCGGCCCAACCAAACCCTGAAGCATTTCAAGATAGGCGTCCTTGCCTTCAAGGTTCTTTCCGCTGTCGCGGAACCAGAGGTTCGGCATGCCAATGCGCTCCGACAGACTGGTTCCGGTGACATGGCCGGGCAGTCCGTTCAACATCAGGCCGCCGATATTGCGGCGCAGCGCCGCAGCAGCGCCGGTATCATCAGGCGAACCGACGAATATCCGCTTCAATTCTTCCTCTGCCTCGTCGTCGCCACCGTCGAAGAACAGGCCCGCCAGCATCATCGCGATACCATAGCCCCAAGTCCCCTTGATACCTGCATGCAGCATCATCGAGGCGGTCATACCCAGCACCTGGCGCCGCGCGACGGCGCGATCCGCGGGCTTCTCGGCGTTGATCGCCTGATGCGTGTCGCGGAACAGGCGCCACAGCATGTTGACCGTGAAATTGCGGAAGGTCAGTAGCACCTTGGGGAAATCCCCCTGCATGAAGCGAGGCTTGCTCGTGTTCTGGTAATCGAAATGGGTTTTCCACGTCAGATCCCCGGCTTGATCGACCGCAGTATCATGGGACCGTCCGTCCTTCCGGGCCATTCGATAGGCGGCAAGGAAGGTGACTTCCCGGTTGAGCCTCTCGGCGTGGTGGAAGAAGAACGATGCTTTCGCCATCCAGCGCGCGCGCACATCGCTGTATTCCACCCCTGTCTCGCCCACGCCCGCCAAGTCATGCGCCTGCGACTTGTCGATCATGCCGCGATGATAGGCCGCAGCGAGTGCCCGGATTTCATCATCGCTGACCTTGCTGCTTTTTCCAGCCAGGCCGCGGCCGCGCGTGAAGTCGGCCAGCGCCCGCGCCAGTTCGCGCGATGCGCCGGTCGCACCTTGCTTCTGGAACGCTGCTGACAGGATCGGGATGCCGACAACCGTCGTCTGCGATATGTTGACCATGGCCGAAGCCGGCGATATTGCGAGGTGCCACACGAAGGCCCCGCTTGAGAACCATTGCGTCCAACTCGCATTGGTCGGGTTCATGGTGAACTGGTGCCGGCGGTTCATCTCGTTGACGACCAGTCCGGCCCGCACCGGATTTTTGGCCAGTTGCGCCTCGCGATCCATCTTGTCCAGAGCCTCGGTCAGGTCGACGCCATACTTGAGGCGGGTCAACTGATGGCTGCCATGGAACATTTGCCGACCGAAGGCGCGGAAGGCGTCGGCGCTGAACCCGGTCCGGCCCTTGCGGTGGATGCGGTTCGTCCTCAACGACAGATCGGGAAGCGTCGCAAGCCAGTGCTGCCAGACCTGATCCATCACGTCGCCCCCGACGCCAGCATCGCCCAGCATCGCCTCGACCTCGGCCACGAAATTGGGGTCGACCGAACCGCGCACGTCCTTGGCGTTCGACAGCACGCCCTGTTCCACGGTCAAGCCCGGCGTGGCTTTCATCTCGGCGGCAAAGGCCTTCAGATCGCGCTCGCGCTCAAAGCGAGAGAAGGACACCACTTCGCCGGATGCGTCCCTGACGGTGGCGAAGAAGTCGCCGAAGCGCGCCAGCGGGAAATACGGGCCTTGCAGCCGGTTCGCCTCGAATCGAGACCTGAGCCCGGACACCTTCTGTCGCGCGGCGAAAGCACCGCGGGCCTTGGCGCGGGTCAGTGCTGCTTTCGCGTCCTTCTCGGCCCGCGCCTTCTCGTCGCCCTTCAACCCCTCGTCCGCGATCTCGCGCATACGGCGGTCAAAGACCTGTTGCGCCCGCCGCGTCGCGGCCGCCATGGACTTCTTCACGTTGTCCAAAACCGCTTCCTCGGTCGCATCGGCCATCGCCGAATAGTCGTCGCGCACCCGGCGGAACATATCCTGATAGGCTTTGGGCAACTTGTTGAACCGGGTGCGCAGATCGGACCAGCGCGCGGCGTCGCGCTCGTCGGCCGCGATCCGATCACGGGCCGCCTGACGCACGCGCGGGTGCGCGGCGAACTCATCGACAAGCCGCCGGTCGTTTTCATCGATGGTGGACTGGCGCCGCTCCGAGGGGTCAACCTGGGCCAGCGTGGCCTCGTGCATGAGGTCCATCAGTTCCGCGTTCATGTCCGCATCGGACAGCAGCTTGCGCCAGCCCTGCGCCGTCTCATCAGCGCGGGCATGCCATTCGTTACGCAGAGCGTCCATATTATCCTTGGTGCGCAGATAGGTGCGCGCCGAGGGCAATTCGCTCGACAGTTCGGTAAAGAGGGCCCGCCCCGGCACCAGAGACAGAATCGAGGTTTTCCCCTTGTCACCCATGGCCATGGCGTCAGTCAGGGCATTGGACAAGCCCTCTTTGGTGCCGCGCTTCCTGATCTCGCCGGGCAGGCCCTTGGCAATGCGGCCGGCATCCTTCGCGGCACCTGCCACACCGTCGAGGATGGACCGAACCAAGGAACGATCCTGTTCCGGCGTCGTGCCGCCCATGTCGCGTTGCTCTTTGACCTCGCGCGATGTCGTGGTATAGTCACCATTGCCGCGCCGGGGTTGCGGAGACATGCCGCCCCACAATTCACTGAGAGTGCCTGTAAACTTCTCGGTGAGACGCGGTGCTCCTTTCTCATATGCTCCGATTAGCCACTTGCCGGTTTTTCCATCCCAATCAAGGCGAACGCCCGCGCGGTCACGTTTGCTTTCAAGCTGGATGCGGTTATCCGACCGACTTGTCACCACCATGCGCGAGATCCGGCCTTGAAGATCGTCCAAGATTTCGGGATGCCAGGCGATCAGCTTGGACAGGCCGTATCCGTCGCTACGGCTCGTTCCTTCCTTTCCCCATACAAGGGCTATGCCTCCGACTTCAGGATGGGTCAGCGCATCGACGGCCTCGCCGTCCTTGATCGCCTCCAAAGCTAGCGCGGCATCTTTCCAGTTACCTTCATGTCCCCGAATGACAGCCCCAAACGGCCCCATTTCTCGCTGTTCCCGCATCGCCTGCCGGTCGACACCGCCCGGCCCGTCAGGACCGCGCCCGCCGATCTCGCCCGATGCGATGCGCTCCATGATCGCGGCGGCCTCGTTCATGTTCTCGCCCCGCAGGGCGCGGGCGACAGCCCTGAAGAAGTCGCGGATCCGCTGGAATGCGCGGCCAAGGGGGCCAGATGCCTCTGTGCGCCGCCCCTGCGCCCAATCGGCATAGAGTTCCGCAACCATTTCCTCGGTCTGCTGGACTGTCGACTTGTCGGAATATGCCTTCTCGACGCGCGCCTTGATCGCTGCATCGCTCCGTGCTGCCTTGACCAGTGTGCGCCATTCCTCGGCGGTGAAAAGGCCATGACTGCCGCCCCACAGGTCGCCGTCGCGCAGCGCATGGATGATCTCGTGATCCAGCGTGTGCTTCCAGCCTCGCCCTCGATTGCGCAGGATACGGATGACGCCCGCGTGATAGCTGCCGGTTGCCTTGCCGGCGCCGCCCGCCTCGGCGCTTACCTGCCTGCCAATCCCGACCTTGGCCAGTTCTGCGTGGGCCACCTCGTTTATTTGTCGGGCCAGCGCGGGCGTCAGCTTAGGGTCGGAATTGATTTCCGCGTCGGCAAACGCTATATTGAGCGTGTCGGCGCTGATTTGTAATTCTGGCTCCATGCGGGCTTCCCGCGCGTCCATCGGGCCCTCGGCTCGGGCGCTGACATCAGAACCCAAGTTCAAGTCATAGAACATGCGGCCATCCTGCATTTCGCGAATGACCATGTGGACCAGCTTGGTATCTCCGTCGATCGAAACAGGCGCTACGAACCGATGGAATGCCTTCATCCCTTCACGGGCATACCGATCAGCTTCTGGCTGTCCATCCAGTTTCGCATTTTCGAGAAGGTCAAACAAACCGGGGACAGCCTTCAACAGGTAGTCGGGCCGCTTGCCGCCTATCTTGCCGCTTCCCGCACGGGTGAACTTGATCGGCCAGCCCGTGGCAAGGTTGACGACCGTGGAACCTTGCAGGTTTTCACGATACCATTTCCGCGCCTTGCGCTGCAGGTCCAGCATATCGGACCACTCGCCCAACTCGTTCCCGGTCAGGGTGGCAACAGGTTCATCGCCGAAGCGAGATTCCTTCGGCGCGTCGTTGCTGGCGCTGTCGGCCAGCAGTTCGGCTTCCAGAGCCGCGATATCACTATCTGTCTGCGCGAGTTCGTCGGCCTGGGCAAAGTCCTTCACCTCGGCAAGGGACTTGCGGGCGGCCTCTGCGGCCTTTTCGGACTGCGCGCGGTTCTTCCGGTAATAGTCAAGCTTGTTCGCCGGCGCGTTCAGCGCGTTTTCGATCCTGCGGACCAGCCCGACAGCATCATCACTCCATCCCGCATCCTGATCTTCATCAGCCGCGAACCTGACCGAGAAGCTGGTCGACCCGTCCGTGATCCGGTGCATGGCCTCGATGGTAAATCCGCCGATCTCGCCGACGCGCTGTTCCTCGACATAGACGTTGGCTGCAGCCATTTCCTCGGCTACATTGATCAACGCCTTTCCGGCGTCCGATCGGCTGTCGAAGTTCTTGCCCCCGATCTTGATTGCAAACTTGTCGCCGCTCAGGTCCGGCACACTGGCCGCGATTGGCTCGGCACGCTCGATCTTCTCGTCGTAGAACTCCATTTCCCGCAGTTTGGTGCGGATCTCGCTGCGCAACCGGGCCCGCTGGGTGTCCACAGCGCCGGCACGTCGCCGCAGCTTGTCGCGCGCAGCCTTCATGTCGGTCAGTTTGAGGATGCGCGGATCGCGCGTCGTCATGGCCTTCGCCTGCTCGAATTGGCTGGCCTCACCCATGTCTTCCATGTCGCGCTGGGTCGGGTCGCCCCGATAGAAGGCCTCGATGAACGCCGCCTTGCGCGCCATCATCTGCCACATGGTTGCGTCATAGGTGCCCTTGGTAGAGTAATCCAGAATCTCGATTTCGGGGTTCATGTTGCCCTGGCGCAGCCCGCGACCGTTGCGTTGTTCATCGTCGGCCGGATACCAGAGCGGATCGAGGTTGTGGATTGAGGCGATGCGGCGTTGCGCATTAACGCCCGTGAAGATGGATTTCGACCCAACGAGGATACGCTTCTTGCCCTCGTTCATGTCGTTGAATGCCCGCTGTTTCTGGGCATGCGATTTCAGATCCTTGGCCAGCACGATATCCCGCTCTGGAACACCGCGGCGCATCAGTTCGGCCTTGATGAAGCGATGCACCGAGAAATCCGGGTTGTGCTTGCTGGCGTCGATTCCAAGCGTGGAAAAGACGATCTGCGTGGATGGGCCGCGCATGGTGGGCTTGTCGGCATAGCCGCCGCCGGGCTTGACCGAATGAAAGCCAGCGTCAGCACCGTCCTTCCACCTCTTGAAGATATTGCCGATCATGCGCTCCAGCTTCGAGCCGGCGCCATCGCTCGACGGGTCGACCAGACGCATGTCGATTGCGGCCAGTCGCCCGTCGTTGATGACCGAAAGCAGGATATCATCACCCTTCTGCACCGGCCCTTTGCGCTTGGAAATCGCGGTCATGCGTGCCGCAAGTGCACCCTGAAACGCCTGCTGCTCAGGTGTTGCGTCGACCACCACAAGATTTCGCCCGCCATCCTTCAGCTTCGGTCGGGTCACATACTGTTCGAGGTCGGCAGAGGTCACAACGTCCATGATCTGCCGCACCATCAGCGACAATTCCGGCGTGTTCACGAATTTCGAGAAGCGCGAGACCTCCTTGTAGCCGCCATCGGGGGTCTGTTCGAGTTCAGAAGCCACCTCGCCAAAGGTTGCAGCCCAAGCGTCGAACGCCGTGATATTGCGTTCCTCCAGCGCCTCCGGCTGCATCAGCCGCGAAAGCGTATAGAGTTCGGCCATGGTGTTGGTGATGGGTGTTCCCGATGCCAAGACCAGCCCGCGCCCCGGATTTCGCTCGTTCACGATCCGTGACTTGATGAACAGGTCCATGGACGCTTGGCTACCGGCCGGGTCGATCCCCTTGATATTGCCGTTGGTCGTCGCGAAGGACAGCTTTCGGAACAGATGCGCCTCGTCGACGAACAGCATATCCACGCCGATCTCATCAAAATCGAACACTGCATCCTTGCGGGTGTCGCTGGTCAGCTTCGACAGCCGCTGTTCAGCCTGTTCCAGAACCTGCGCGATCTTCTTGGCTGTGCTGACACCCTTTTCCTTCTCGATCTTGATGCCAAGCTGGGCGGCGATGGAGTTAAGCGCGCCAAGCGTGGCCTGCTGCTGGCCTGCATCCTTACCGCGGTCTCCGGTGTCGTTTCCCGAATCCACCATTTCGCGGATATCATCAAGGATGCCTTGCACCACGCGGCCCTTGGCCGCCTCGCTCGCCGGGATCTTCTCGAACGCGGAATGAGTGATGATCACCGCATCGAACTCTCCGGTCGCTGCGTCAGCGACGAACTGCTTGCGCCGGTCGGTGTGGAACCGCTTTTCGTCTGCCACAAGGATATCGGCCAGCGGATACTGGTGCTGAAATTCGGTCGCGAACTGCACGAGCATATGGTTTGGCACCACATACCAAGGCTTCCTGGCCAGCCCGAGGCGCCGCGCCTCCATCCCGGCCCCGATCATGGCAGACGTTTTGCCGGCGCCGACCGTGTGGGCCATATAGGTCGACCCCGATTGCAGGATACGCGCGATCACCGCTGTCTGGTGCGGGCGCCAGGACCAATCGGAATAGACACCGGGCGTCGTCAGATATCCACCATCGTATGATGGCGCGACCTCGGCATTGAACGTTTCGTTATACTGTTCCTCAAGCCGGTCCGCGCGCGCCTCGTCCGACCACAGCCATTCCTGAAATGCGGCTTTGATCTCGGTCGCTTTCTCGGCTGCCGCCTGTGTGGCTTCCTCATCGACGGTGGTGGACGTGCTGCCGTCGCTGCTCTTGACCGTCCTTGTCACGCGCATGGGTTTGTTGTTCATGGCCCGGCGCATCAGATCGGCAAATGGCAGATCCTCGGTCCCCCATGCGTTCCGTGCGTCCAATGATCGCGTGTCGCCATCGACCACCCACAAGCCCAGAGCAGGCTTGAACTCGGCCTTGAGGTTCAGACCCTTGGCCTTGGCAAATTCGCCGTAGAGGCCATGGTCGAACCAGTGCGCACCCAACGGAACGACGATTGCTGATCGCGGGATAGGATCGGGCAGGACGGCCGCCAGAGCGTCAACGTTGGTCTTGAAACGGTCGTCACGGCGCATTGCCGCTTCCGCTTCGCGAAATTTTGCCCGGACGTTCCCCGACAGGTATTTCGCGCGGGTCTCAAATTCGCCCGTGGCCGGGTTCTCGAATACCTTGTCAGCCAGTTCCTCGCGAACCGTTGCTGCGCTTGACCCCGACAAATCCGCAATGCGGTCGATATCCACGCGGCCGGTCTCAGCCAGCAGGTGCAGAAGCGCATCTTCTGGCGAGTTGATCTTGGGCCGAACACTCTTGTTGATCGCATTCTCGGTGAACACGCGCGTCTTGGTCGCGATGCCGGTCTCGCGATCATATTTCTCGATCGCCCGCAGCCTGAAATTCTCAGGATCATCGCTGAATGCGTCGATGTTCGGGAAGCTGTTGACCTCAATGTCATCGACCGCATCAGGGTCGAAATCGCCTTCCCGGTATCCGGTCTGCTGGGATGCCTCGCGCCTCGCGCGGGCGATCTGGGCGAGGGTTGCGCCTCCCTCTATCATCGGTCCGGCATCGAAGCTGCCGATATCGAACGAGGCGCCGGCGGCGCGGGCGTCCTCTGCCGCCTGTTGACGCAGTCCCTCCATCTGCACGGCACTGGGGCGGCGCAATGTCGTTTCGACCTTGTTGATCGGCCCGCGCTTGGAAACGAAGGCGTCATATTCCTTGTTCAGCCGCTTTCGTGCCTTTACGGCGTCCGCTCCAGCCAGGTCGGCGGAATAGACCTCGCGCAACGCATTCCGCAACGGCAGAAGGTCGGTGACAAGTTCATAGTCGGCCTTGGTCAGACCAGACTGGCCCTTGGCGCGGCGCTGAACCGGCTTGCCCTCGGACCCGTCGAACTGCCACAGGTCGCCATCCTTCAGGTAATACGAGCCGGCCTTTGTCTCGCCCGCCTTGGCGTCGCGAGGCCCGATCATCATCTGCTGCGGATCGCCCATAGATGTGATCTTGCGCGGGAAGCGCGCGACAGCAGCTGCCAGATCGGTGGCAAGATCCGCCTCAGGCTTGGCCCGCACGCCGATACGCGGCCGCCCGACCAGCGTGTCAAATGCGCCTTGCTCGCCCAAGATCATTTCGGGATGCGCCTGAAAATAACGGTTCACCGCCAGTTCCACCGTGCCGCCGTCCTTGTCCGGCAGCGCAACAGCCGTCGATTCCCGCCATGACGGATCTGCCTCGGCCTCCCCGGCATGGCGCTTGCGCAGAACGATGATATCGGTCGTGACCTGCGTCCCGTTTTCGGCAAAGGCCGTGTTCGGCAGGCGGATCGCGCCGACCAGATCGGCACGGTCGGCCATATAGTCGCGAGCCTTGCTGTCGATCTTGTTCATGGTCCCGGCCGAGGTCACGAACATCAGCAGGCCACCCGGCCTTACGCTGTCCAGCGTCTTGGCAAAGAAATAGTCGTGGATCATGAACCCCTGCGGATATGAAGGGTCGGCCTTGATCTGGGTGCGCGCGAAAGGCGGGTTGCCGATGGCCAGATCGTAATAGTCCTGAGGCATGGGCGTCTTGATGAAGTCGCCATGCTTGATGTGGTGATTGGGATAGAGAGCGGCCGCGATCTTGGCCGTGATGTGATCCAGTTCGATACCGGAATACTTGCCGAAGAAGCCTTTCGGCATGGTTCCGGCGAAGCCACCGACGCCCATGCCCGGCTCGAACACCTGACCCCCTGTGATGCCCAACTGCATCGCGAGGTTCCACATATTCCGCAGAACGGGTTCAGCCGTGTAGAAGGCATATTGGCTGGTCTTTTCGACGGTTGCCCGTTCCTCTGGCGTCAGGAGGCGGTCCAGATCGGCAGCGATATCGGGGAAACGGACCTTGCCCTCGCTGTTGGGCAGCGCGGGCGCCAGCGTTCCGGATCCGCTATAGAGTGATAGGGCCTGGCGCTCGTCCCGGCTTGCCGGTCGTCCTTCGCGTTCGAGCGTGCGCAGTGTCTCGATGGCTTTGACGGCATTGCGGGCGCGCGTCTTGTCGCCCCCGGCGAGGGCAAGACCGCCCTCGGGAATTACATGGTTTCGGGCGCCTCGGTCGGCGCGGTCAGTTCCGCCAGCGACTCGTGAAAGATCGTCTCGTTCAGCATCTGCGCCTCGTTCGGCCCTTGCGCCGCGATCTTCCCGTCCGGGTCCATCGTCGCGCGCGTTCGGGCGACCACCTCTCGCACCCGGTTCTCCCAGGCTTTGGGTCCGCCCGCTTTGGTCAGCTTCCGGCCCTCGCCGGGGGCTTGCTCCCGCATTGCTGCCATCAGTTCGCCGATCATCGCTCGCTTCCTCGGGCTCTTGTCCTGCAGCGATGTTATCATTTTCCGCCGGGGATTGCGAGATGGCGGATTGGTCAGGTGCCGCGTCGGCCTCGGCCAGCGCCGCCCGAACCTCGGCCATGACGGCCGCCGCATCGTCCATGTCGGACACGTCCTGTCCGTTCAGGTCCATGTCGTCGCGAACATGATTATAGGCTGCGCGCATCGGCGCCTGAGCCTCGCGCAGCGTCAGCCCGGTCGATTCCGCGAAATCGCGCAGCATCTGGCCGAACCGCTTGGCGCCGGCCTCGATATAGAGCGCGACCAGTTCGCCGCCCAGAGTGATGTATTCCGGGTCAATGCCGCTGCTGGCCTGATTGCGCGCTTTGGCGGCCAGCCGGGCTTTCAGTTCCGCCGCACGGTCCTGCTTCTCCTGCGACAGAACCCCCAGAACGCCCTGCGTGGGCTGGGCTACTTTCGGCGCAACTTGTGCAGGTTCTTCCACCTGGGCCGCTTGCGCCTGCGCCTGCTGGATTTTCGGCGTAGACTTTGTGGGCTTGTTTTCGGCATGCGGACCAAAGATGGCATCCGTCAGCGCGCCATACTGATCCGGCGTCAGGGCGTCGCTCACCTCCCCCGAGAGTTTCCGACTCAGCGAGGTGTCAAGGCGCGCGTTTGCCAGCGCCACACCGCGCTTGTTCGGGTTGTTCGTCCACCACCAATCAAAACGGCGCGGGCCGTGTGGTTGCGGGGATAGGGGCGCGGGTGGGTTGCTCCATGCGCGTTCCCGCGCCGGCGCGGGATCTTCGCGGCTGCCCGCTGTCGTGTCGGCCTCCGACTTTGACAGGCTTTCGACTAGATTTCGCTGCTTGTTGATGCGTTCTTCCAGCCTCGCATCGGCGATCATCCCGCCGTTACGCTGTCCTTCCAGTGCGTGAAGGTCGGCAACCGCGTCGTCGCGGGTATAGGCGGAATCACCCGGCTTTGGCCTATCCTGAGCCGGTGTGTTCTTCTGCGGTGCCCTGACTTCGCCCGGCGCCTCCCACGCTTTACGGAACGCCCATGCGGGCTTGAACTTCGCCTCGGCCACCGGGATCGCCGCCGACAGGGCATCACGATACCGACCGTCCTTGAGCGCGGCAGGCATGCCCATGCGCTTCATCCGCGCGATCACCTTGCCTTGCGAGTCCGTCCACGCATAGGAATGCCGACCATCTGGTTTTTCGATCTTGAACTGGAATGCCAGATTTTCCCAACCCTCGCGCTCTGCTTCCTCCTGAATGCGTCCTGCGGAGTAAGGGTCATCCAGCCCCATGGCTTCGGCCATCATTTCGGCGCGTTCGCTCGGTTTGGGCAGCGGCTTAGGTCCAGATTCCACGGTTTCCGGCGCGTCATTTGGATCAGGTGCCGTTTCTGCTGCGGCATCGGCCACGGTTGGCGCCTGCGCGATGACTTCGGGCGCTGGGGTGCCCATAAGGCCCAAAGCACTGCGAACCTTGTCCTCATGCTTTCGCGAGAAGATCCAGCCGCCTTCCTTGGCGTCGTGTTTGATGGACACGCCAGGCACTTCGGGCGCATCGGGCCCGGTCCAGCCCCGCAGGATCGCAGCCTTGGCGCGGATCGGCTCGATCACGAGCGATGCCTTATCCATCGCGGCAAGTGCGGGGCGCGGTGCCTCGATCGTTCCCGCATTCTCGATCTTGCCTGCACGGTAAAGCCGGCCATAGGCATCTTGAAGCGCACGCTTGCCATCATTGGTCATGCGATCCCAGACCATCGCATCCTTGAGGTCGCGCGCAGCGATGGGCCCGGCCTCCTTCACAATGGCCGCGCGGGTTGCCTCGTCGGCGTTGGTCCACCACGGGGCGCGGGCAGGCACAGGCGGTGCGGTCAATTCGAAACCGGCTTGCTTGGCAGCATCCTGCTGACGCGCCGCATCGTCCTCGGGAGTGATGATTTCGCCGGTCAGCGCCTCGCTTTCCGTGTCGATCACGGCGGGCGGCGCGGCGGCAATCACCTTTTCAAGCGCATCGCGCATCCGCGTCCTGCGAAGGTTCCAGCCCTGCGATCTGGCGGCCTGCTGGAGGCTGGTCAGGGACTTTCGCGCCTGTTCCGGCGACATGGCGGCGATCTCGTCCTCGATCGTCACGCGGCGCGCACCGGGCGGTGTGATCTGATCGACGGCAGACTGAGCCTTTGCGCCCAGCGGATCACGCGGTGTCAGTGCTGCATCGCGCTGCCCGGCATCAGGCTCCACAGCCAGACCGCCTGCAAGACCGGAATCATCGGATGCGAGAACGGAAGCATCGCCTCGCTCAGCATCAGTTTCCGCATTTCCTGCGCCAGCGCGGGCGTCAGTATCCCCATGCAGCACAGGTCCAGCGTCGCCCGCTCCGCGTCCATCACGCGCGTCATCGGCACTGTCAGGCAGGACAGGTTCAGTCGCGGGCTCACCTTCATCGCGGGCAATGATGTCTGCATCAGTTCCGGCCTCCTGTTCCGGGGCAGCGACAGGGGCGATCGAAACCGCGCCACTGGTGATTTCGTTCGGATCGATCGTCAGGCGCTCGCCCGCAATCTCTACCTCAATGCCGCGATCCGTGGCGCCGATGAACACCGCATCGGAAAAGACCTCTCCGGTCGGCCCATCAGTGACGGTGATGGTCGAACCTGGCTCGACACCCGGAATGCCGGCGGCCACAGGCGCAGCGCCGGGGGCGCGCTCAAGCGCCTTTTCCAGCCGTCCTTTCTCATCGACCTGCGGGAAAGGGTCAGAGGCGGGCGCAGCCGCGCCACCCTGCGGATTGACGATCCGGGGGGCGCCGGGGAAATTCAGGCCAGCGCGGCTTCGATCTGACGGCGCGGGAAGGGCAAAGGCGCCGGGCGAAGGCAACGCGAGACGATCAGGGGCAGGCAAGGCCTCGGGCTGGGGCTTTTCCCCAGGCGTGCGCATGGCACCCACGGTGCCCATGCCGCCCCCAATGATCCCGCCGACCAGCGCCGCCATGCCCACGCCATCCATGATCCCGCGATCCGGGTCATAATAGCCCTTCGCCGTCGCGTTCTGCATGAGCTGCGACAGCGCCTCCTGTGCGGCTTCCTCGCCCGAGGATTCCGCGATCTTCATCAGGCGCCGGGACAGCGTGCCGGTGATGCGTTGCTGCAGCGGCTTGGCCAAAGGCTTGATCGCGTTCAGCACCGGCACCATTTCAGTCATGCCGATGGCGGTGCCGATCTGGGCGACCTGGGTGGCCGTTTTCTCGTCGACCCCTGATGCAAGCGCTTCCTCATACATCTGGCGCTGGGTCATGCCCATGCCGGAAAGCGCCGCCCCGCCCGCGCCAACGGGTGAGAGGGCTGTGCCGATCATGCCCACAACGTTGCCGCCGCCTCGGGCGACTTGGCTCCAAAGGCCATCATCGCGCTTGTCAGGCTCGCCGAACGTTTCCTTCGATGCGTCCTTGATGGCGGTGCCAGCCTGATAGGCGCCGGTGTCGGCCAGACTGCGCCCTTTGCGGGTTGCATCCATGCCGCGCTGATAGGTCGACAGCTTCTGTTCCAGGTTCGGAAGAATGCGTTCCGCGCTCTCGCGCTGCGCTGGCGTCATCTTCGGAAGGTTTGCCCGCATTGCGTCGATGCGCTTGGACAATTCCTCTGCCTGAACGGTCATCAGGTCGTTGGCATCGTCGCGCCGCGCCCGCTCGGCCAGCGCCGCGCCCTCGGCCACGCCCGCAACTGCATCTGTTGCCCCGGCGATTAACTGCTGGCCGCGCCGCTTCAGCAGACTTCCGACGCCTTCGCCCTCGAAAGGGTCATCCTTCTTCACCGAGACCGTGTTCGGGGCATCGGGATAGACGGCCTTTCGGATGGCCTCGGCGCGGTCAAGGACGGCGCCATCAACGGTGGCCGCCAGATCCTTCCCGCGCAGCGATTGGGCGTTGCGCCGCGCGCTTTCGATCGCCGCGGCGCCATCGCCCGCGCCATCCTTCTCGGCCAGCGCCATCAGAACGTTTGCCGGAACGTTCGATTCTCGCGAAATCGCCTCGATCTCGGCTTTCGTGCTTGCCCCGTCGACCTTTGGCTTCTCCTTCACCGGCTCATCGCCGGGCAGGACCACGCCCCGGCCACGCAGTGCGGATTTTTCCTGTTCGATTTGCTCGGAATACGGGTCGGTCGAGAAGGGAAGGCGTGCCAATGAAAGCCCCATCGGTTGAGGTTTTGGCACGTCCTGGCCCGTTATTGCGTCAGACTAACAGAACGACCGATGCGAGGGAAGAATGGACACCCGGCGGCGCGCAAGGCATGATAAAGGCATCAACAATGGATTTTGCGCATGATGCTGCTGATCGGCCTTGTCATCCTCGCTATTGGCGCCGCCCTGACGGTGCGGAACGCACAGACGAATGCGAACCAGTTCCTATTTCAGGTCTGGTTCTTTGTCGCGGTCGGCGGGTTTACCATCGTCGCATTGGCGGTGATCCCGCCCGACGCATCAACCGATCTGGATTGCGACAGCCGGTTCAATGGCCGCGGCGGTTGGTATTCTGATTGCTGATGATCAGCGGATGAAGATCGGAACGTCGTTGCTGGGTGCGGTTGCGGCCTCGCCAGAACCGGCGGGCTTGCCGACATAGCGACCTTTCCCGTCGAACTGCGCCACGAAGGCAAGCGCAGCTTGCATCTGCTCATCTGCCGACATGCCCATACCCTCGGGCGACTTGGCGATCATGTCCAGCGCATCGGTGATCCGGTCCATGTCGGTGTCGGTCGGCTCCTTGTCGAACCCTTTTTGATAGGCGTCCACGATCGCGGCTTGCCGCTCATCGGCCCTCTGCACCTGCTCATAGCCCCGTTCGAAAACCTGCTCGGGCGACAGCATGCCAATGCCGGAACGGTAAAGATCATCGAGCCCGTCAAAGGGCATCTGCATTTCCTCGCCCGTGCGGGTGTCGACAAAGGTGATGTGGCCGGAAATGCGCCCGGTCTTGTCGTCCTGGACGATTTCCGACTTCTCGATGACCGCATCAATTCCGTCGTCAAAATACCCGCGCGTGTTGTAGGCGCGGGCGAGGTTTTCGGCAAACGAGCGCGCATTGCCGGCCTGCGCCGCATAGATCGCCTTGGACCAGTGGCCGAGGGCTTCCTTGGTCTGGCCATTATCCATGAAGGTCTCGAACTTCTCGGCCTTGTCGATATCGCCCGCCCGCATATAGGCGCCAATGATCTTCTGCGCCGGGCCGTCGCGATAGGCGTCCATGAAGCTGCTACCCGCTTTCACGGCCTTGGCATCGAATTGGTCGACATCGGCTGGCACCACGGTGCGTCCCGAGCTGGCCGGGGCGATGGCGGGCTGCTGATTCCTTGCCCCGGTTGGCTGGGCGGCGGGTTCCGACTGAGCAGAGAAACGCCGGTCCTGCGGCGCGGACTGTTGGGGCGGTGCGGCGCGCTGCTGCGGCGCGATCTCTGTCCCCGGCAGGACGAAATTGCGGCCGCCTTCATATTGGGGTTGGGCCGGGGCCGTGTCGGGGATCACGGGGCCGGGCGCATTGCTGATCGTGTGCATCTGCTCCGCCTCGTCATAGGCGGCGGCAATATCCTCGCGCAACTGGTCCTCGCGCTGATCTGCAGCGCGCCGCCGATCCTGTTCGTAATCCTCCACCGCCATGCGGCGGCCGCGATCAGACCTGCGATCCGCCTCACGCTCGCCCTCCCATCCGAAACGGGTATCGTCGCGGCCCGCTTCGACCTTGTCACGGTCAAAGCTCCAATCCTCGCGGGCATGCCGCCGGGAACGGTCAACGTCGCCCTGAGCCCATTCCGTCCGGGTGCGACCACGGGTTTCATCTTCCCACGCCATGCGGCGGCCGCGGTCCTGATCGTCCTGGCCCCACGCCGTTTCCTGCCGCGCACGGGACTTTTCATCCCATGCGCGGTCCTTGTCCTCGTCCGCGCGGCGCCGGCGAATGTCCTGCCCGCTGATGAAACCGTCGATGAAGCTGGCGATACCGGCGCTGCTCATGTCTTACGCTCCTATTGCGCGGCCGAACGACAGCCACGGCCCGGCAGCGCCGGGGTTCATGGTGAACTTGCGCCCCGCGGCGCCCGAGGACGATGAAGCGATATCGGCGCCGGGGGTGGCGGTGGGCAGTTCCGGTGCAGGCAGGCGGCGCCCCGATGCATCAGAACGCGGAAGATCGCGGCCCATATATTTTGCGATGCGGCGATCACGATGCTCGCGTGCCGGCCGCAGGAACGAACGAACGATCTCGGACGCCGCCTCACCGCGCGTCGTGGCGCGCTGAATTTTCTTCCAAGCGGCGGCCTCTGATCCGTTCAATTCGTGCATGAGGTAATCCAACTGCGAATCGACGCCGTATAGATCGTCGCCGCGATCCTGAGCCCATTTCTCATAGGCTGATCTGCGCCCCACGCCCGGCGCGGTGTCGGTCAGTTGGTAAAGGCCGCGCCCATAGGTGCCGTGAACGTTGGCCGCGCCCTCGGTGATATCGGGATCCAGCCCGCTTTCATCATCGAAATTCATGACAAAGGCGTCGGCGAACATCGGGGACATGCCGCGGTTGATCAGACCATCAGTGACATATGCGGCCATATCGCGATATGGCGGCGCGGAACCCTCGCGGGGGCGATAATCGGCATCAGGAATGACACGGCGACCACTAGAGGCCGCAAGATCACGATCCGCTGTGATCCGGTCTCGTTCAATCTGACGCTGCGCCGTGCGTTCATCTGCATCGGCGCGCGCGCGCCGGCTGCTGGCAAAGCCCTCTGCGAATGCGGCGAAGGAACGGCTCATGCCGCGATCCTCCGCCCCTGAAGCTTGTCCACCTTCTTGGACAGTTCCTTGATGGCACCCATGGTCGTGCCGATGGCGTCGACCACGTTGATGGTCCTGCCATCACCGACGCCAGTTGCCCGCTGGAAATCCTGGGCATAGGTGCCAACGTGGCGGCCACCGTCGCCGCGCCCGTCCTTGTAGGACCATTCCTCTACGGGCATGTCCTCGACCGCCTTGAGCAATGACCGGCCCGGCTTCTTCTTGTCGGTCTTGGCATCCTCATCGGACAGCATCGGCATCATGCCAGCAACGGTGCCGATCGCGCCCCACAGCCCGGCGCTGGATGATTGATCGGCCTGCCATTTCGACATGCGCTGATCAAACTCCTGGCCGAGAATATTGGCCTGCTGACCATAGCCCTGCATGGCGCCCTGATAACCGCTGCTTGCCGCCCCGTTAGCGAGTCCCAGCGATGTGCCGGGGTTGACGGCAAGTCCTTTGCCAAGGTTGATCGCGTTCGCCTCGCGCTGGTCGGCCTCGGCGCGGACCATGCGCCGCGCGGTGTTCCCTGCGCCGAGCCGGGCCAGCCCCGTGTTCATCTTCGCAGCTCGCGACCCGGCGAGGAACCGGCCAGAGCCGGGGTTGACCCCCATGGCCATCGCCTGCCGCTTCGCGCCTTCTTCGGCCAGCTGACCTTGCAACTGTGCATCGCTGCGCGCCTCGCTGACGCGCTGCGCGATCCGGCCCGGATTGTCCCAATTCTGGGCCTCTTTGATGTATTCGTCCTCAAGCGGGATGAACACGTCCTGCTGGCGTTCGCGATCAGTGGCCGCCCATTCATTGGCGATGTCCATCTGCCCGCGCATGATCTTGAGATAGTCTTGGCCGGTCTTGGCCGAGAGAAGCGCGGCTTCACCCATCTTAGGATCTGGCGACGGTGCGCTTGAGCCCTTACCCATGGTCGTTCTCCAATTCTTCGGGCATCACGTCATCCTCAATGAACGGACATTCGTGCTTCAACATGGACATGAGGAAACCATCCTCATGATTGGCGCAATGCGCTCGGACGACGCCCTCGGGGCGAAACCCGAGTTTCACGCCCAGGATGACCGCGCGCTTGTTGCTGACCGGCACGATCAACTGCATGCGGTTCATGCGCCGATAAATGAAGGTATAGCCGAACAGGCCTGCGAGGATTTTCCGGCTGGCCCATACGCGGGTGTGGTCGGATGCGATATGCGCGGTGCAGGTGTCGCCATAGAAGGCGTTCAGCACCATGACAGCGCGGACCCTGCCATCGGCGTCGCGGACCCCGACAGCCTCGGATTCTCGCGGCCACAGGTCATCGCCTAAGCCACAGCGTTGCCGCGCCCAATCGAGAAGGAAGTATTGCGGTTGCCTGCTGAGGTGCAGCCCGGATTTGCGGTCAGCTTCGGAATCCGACATGCGCGGTCGCCTGAATGAGAGGTGATGCGGGGCGTCCTGCATGCATCGTTGCGGGATGATAGCCGATTGTCGGCGCTGACGGAATAGGCTGGTGTGAGCGGCTCAGGGACTAAATGGGATCTGGCCGAACACCATGTCGAGCGTTTCATCGCTGATCCCGAGGGATGAGGCGAGCGCCAGAATAAATGGATCGGTGCGATCGATCTGCGTCACGGATGGCCATATGACCGCCAGCGTATCCCGCTGCTCAGGATTTAGCCCAGCGACAGCAGGCGCGAAAGATGCCGGGATCAGGCCTTGGGCTGCCTCGCTGGCCTCGGCTGGGCTGAGAAGGCCGCAAGACATGCAGGAAACGAGGAAAGCCGACTTGCTCAGCGATGCGCCATCGCGGCGGGCCTGCAATTCGGCCTCCAGGTCAGCGGTGGTTCGGGGGTCGAACCACGCCTCAGTGGCCAGATCGAACGCCGCCCACTGGCCGGGCCGGGGCGGATAGGTCCTGACCACCCCGTCACGCAGATATTCAGTCAGCTGATCCAGCTCGCCTTCAAATACCGTCTGCCCCGGCTCGCAGTTCAGCTCTGCCGTCTCCCTGTCCGGGACATCGAGGACTGCCGCGCAGGATCCGTCAGGGTTGATGATCGAGAAAATCAACGCTTAGCCTCAAGTATGATCTGATGAATTTCGAACGTGGGTGCGTTGCCAACGTGAACGTTGGTCTCGTAGGTAACAGTGAAGTTGTTGTTCCCGGCCCGCGCCGGACCGCCTGCCAGCAAGCTCATCACGCCATATGCGCCGGGCAGCAGGCCGTAGATCAACTGGGTTCCGTTAAGCGACATGCTGATACTGGTCGAGGCGGCTCCGTCGCTGCCTGGTCCGGCATAATAGCCCAGATTGATCGTATAGCCGACGATCAGATCAGAGGCCGGGGTCGAGCTGATGACCAGAGACGAACTGGCGCTGAAGGAATTGCCGCTGACCACCTTGCGATGCTGCACGGTCACGGCGCGGCCATCCAGATCCAGCGTCCCTATTGAAGCGTGCGGCACGATCAGGCCGCCGTTCTTTGACAAGCGCCAGCCCGTGCCGTTGGCCTGATTGAAGTTGTCCGACTGGATCGTGTTTCCGATCTTGGCCGAGGTGATCGACGCATCTTCCAGATTTGCCGTGGTGATTGATGCAGATGGAACAATCAACTGACCGGCCTTCGTGATCCGCCAGCCCGTGCCGTTGGCCTGATTGAAGTTGTCGGACTGCAGCGTGCCGCCGAACACTGCCAGACCAGAGGCGTTGAAATCGTTCGTGTCAACCAGATCGGTGGTCAGGCTGTTGGGCGTGATCAGCGTCCGGCCGGTCCGCTTGCGGATCACGGTGAAGTTGCTGGCGGCGGCATAGCCTGTCTGCATGCCTGTGACGTCCCTACTGACCACTTGGATATCGGCATGTGTCGCATTGGCTGGGATCGTTACGGTGCCGGAAAAGGTCCGCCACGCTGCGGTCGCCGTATCGGTCTGAACGCCAAGCGTGGCCAGCAGTGCACCGTCCTTGTCGTGAACGCGCAGGCGAAGCGAGAACATGTGATATTGCCCTAACTGCACGGCCAAGTCATAACCAAGCTCGAACTGCTCGCCAGGGGCGACGCTAAATTTCGGGCTGGACATGATGGCGTCGCCCTGACCCGGATGGCTCGTTATGTAAAGGCAGGCTTCGGATTTGGCATTGTTGACGCTAATCGCTCCGGGGATCGCAGAGGTGGCGATCAGGGAGAAGTTGCTGGCCGCAACGCTGTTTAGCGTCCATCCCGAGAAGGATTTGAGTAAGAAAGCGGGATCGGGGAACATATTGGCCGATCCGTCATGCACCACGACCTCGCGGCCGGACAGTGTGCCCTCGGCGATCACGTTATCACCGATCAGCTTCATCACCGATCCGGTGCCTGACCCGGCGCCGTCAAAGGCCACAACCTCAATCCCGGCACGCTGTTCACCATTGACCGTCACGACATTGCGGAACCGCGCCACCGACCCGTTCAGCGAGGCGATGGCGGTTTTCGAACTCTCGACCGACGAAAACGTCTCACCCAGCGAGGCATTCAGGGTCAGGTCGGCATTTGCGATAGCGATGTTGGTTTCGGCGCGCGTGAAGTAGTTTTCGGCCAGCGTGGCCTGAACCGCTGCGCTGACCTCGCCGAGCCCCAATTCTTCCTCGGTCGCGGGCCGAAGGTTGACCCTGTGAAAGCGGATAGTCTTGGCATAGCGATTGGGGCCCACGTCCGCATAAACGATGAGGGTGTGGCTGTAGAAGGTTCCCGAAAATCCTGCCGGGCGCTTGAGAAGGGCCCGGAACGTGTTCGTCCTGCCATTATCACTCGGCGCTGCCAGCGCATCATTGCTGAACAGCGCCGTCGTCGCGAAACCCGTGCCGACCGTGTTCTTCCAGAACAGGCGCACCGCCGCGCCCGTCAGTAACCCGGAAACCGGCGTGAACTCGACCTCGGCGACATAGGCCTTGGCGTTCTTCGTGCCGGACCAGATGGATGACGGGCTGTCCAGAATGCGGATACCTACATCGTTGGTTCCGGCGGTCTGAAATTCCCATGTCTGCCCGATCGGATAGAGGGCATTGGCGGTCTTGGTGATGGTGTTGCCGGCGGGTTTGATTTCAGACCATTCCGACGCCTGAAGGAACTGATCCTCCAGCACTCCGACGCCACGAGAGGACACCTTGGAATTGAGGGTCAGGGTGGTTTGTGCCGATGCGGCGGCAGTTTCTGCGTTCTGTCGGGCGGTGACGGCTTCATCCCGCGCCAGTTGTGACCCGGCCTGCGCGCTCTGTGATCCGGTTCTGGCCGTCTCGGCCGCCAGTCGCGCGGTGTTGGCCGCGACGGCGCTGCTGCCCGCCGCATCTGCCTCTGTGCCTGCCAGCGTGGCGCTGCTGGCTGCTGCGTCGGCGCTGTTGCCCGCTGCGTCGGCGCTGTTGCCCGCTGCGTCGGCTTGCGAAGCGGCTGCCGCCTCGCTGCTGGCCGCAAGGGTGGCGCTGCTTTGAGCCGCCGCCGATGCGCTTTCAGCGTCGCCCTTGGCGGCGATGGCGTCGGTCCTGGCGATTTCGGCGGCGGCTGCCGCCTGTTCGCCTGCAACCAGACTGGTCACGTCCTCAATGCGGATGAACGCGATATCGCAATCCACGTCCGGGGTAGCGTTGGAATTGGCATAAAGCCCGATCTGCAACCAGACCTCGTTGGCCTGCGGTGCTGGCAACAGTTGATCAAAGGTGAACGTCTGCCATGTGTCTGCTGTGGACGTGGTTAAGGCATTACTCCAGAACAGGTTTCGTGCGTTTGTGTAGTCTGCCCGTTTGACCGCGAATAGCAGGCGCAGTTTTCCAGACGTGCCGCCGATAGTTCGGACCTTTGCCGTCACGCGGATTGTCCGACCCTCGGAAAACCTGATCACGCCGCGCGATACGACCCTCTGGTCGCGGCTGGCCACAGCCTCAAGCCTGATGAAATCTCCGACAAGGGCCTCGCTCATGATTTGAGAGAATGGCGGAAGAACGCTGGCCGCCGTTGGTGGAAGGCCAAGATTTTCGGTCCAGAAGGCCCCGTCGTCGCGAAAATCCTCTGGAAAGAGCCGCGTCACGTTGGCCTCAGACGATATTGACCACTGCTCCGCTTCGTCAGCGTGCGCAAGCGCGTCCTGTGCCGCAGCGACCGCCGTCTGATAATCGACCGCCAGATCATCGCGTGCGCTCTGCACCTCGGCGTCGGTGTAAGCTGTGGCGTTGGCCGCGGCCGCCTCGGCGTTGGCGGCGGCCGTTGCTGCGGCATCGGCGCGGTGTCGCAGATCAGCAACCTCGGCTTGCAGTTCAGCGAGGTCAGTGTCAGCGCCGTCGTAGCTTTCTGCGATGTCACGCGCGACCTTCTCGGCGATATCCTTGACCTGCTTGGCCAGTCCTGCACCGAAGGCCAGCCCCTCAATATCCCTGAACCGAACTGCTTGGTTTGGCTTCGTGCCGCGCTCGCCGAGAATTTCTTCGATCTTGGCCCGCAGGGCGCGATCAAGCGTCGGGTTGTTCATCCGGCGAGGTCTCCCATCACATGGGCGATCGCCGCGCGGATCACAGTCGCGGTTCCGGTCAATTCGATCTGCCAGGTCTTTGCCATCCCCGAGGGCAGGCGGAATATCTGGTCCTTGACCGCGGACGAATGGAACAGCGCGCCATCGGCATAGACGTTCATGGTGACAGCGCCATCGCCGCTTTCGGTGCTGATGATGGCGGCGCCAAACGACTGCTCGGGCACAATCCTGAACGGCTTGGACCGCCAGGTGAAGGACGAGAGGCCGCCGTCTGGGCTGTCAAACTCCGCAATGGTCACGCCATCGGGGCGCAAGATATAGAGTCGACCGGATTCGATGTGCGAATAGAGGGCGCGGGCGAGATAACTGGTTGGCACCAGAAAGGGCTGCTGGCCCGATGTGTCGATCAGGTCGATGCGGCGCGTTGTCTCGCCTTCCGGCAGTGCCGACATGACATAGCGCGTGCCGAGGCGCGCGGCCCGAATGTTATAGGGCTGCTTCGCGTTCCATTGCTGTCTGCTCCAGAACTCGGCGCTGATCAGTCGGGCCTGTGCGCCGGAACTGATCTCAACGAGACCATCGGTCGAGGCATAGATGGCCGAATATCCCATGTCCACGATGCTGCGCTTGGCGATGCACGGGAATGGCTGTTCCGACTTCTCCATGACCATCTGGTCGGGGTGCAGGCCTTGGGCCACATAGGGCGTCCCTGTCGTCAGGATCGCCAGCGACGTTCCGAAGGCGGCCAGACCGATGATCAGGTCATTGGTGGTCAGCATATAGGCCGCTGGCCATGCGTGAGGCTGATAGGGTTCGCAGAACCAGAGTTCCTTGCCACGAAAGGCGGCCATCATGCCATTGGGCATCGCGGTCAGACCTTCGAGACCGACCGGCGGCGGGCCAAAATTCAGCGTCGAGATGACTTCCTGATCCGGGGTAGCGGCAGGGTCATGCAGATACGAAACCGCCGAGGCTGCGATCTGGGCAATGTAGAACAGTTCGGTTGCGCCGGATGCGGTTGTTGCCGCTCGATAGATGCGCTTGTGCGTGATCAGGCGATTGGGCGGCACCGCGCCGGGCAGGTTGCTAAGGGTGACGGTATTGCCGGGCGACATGGCGATGCGGGCTGACAAGGGCGATGGGGCGGTTTCTTCGCCCAGACTCGTCACCCAGGTCCACGCATAGGCGAAATCCTCAGCAGCGGCCGTGACAAGTGTGCCATTACGGGCCAGCGTCGGCGCGGTGATTGGTGTCGGGATGGCAAGATCATACGTCTGCCCGGCCACGCGAACCGATGCAGGGCCACCGTCCTGTGTGAAATAGAGCCGGTCATGAGCCACCGGGCCCGGAACAAAATCGGCATCGGTGCCGGCGCTGATCCATGTCGCGCCGTGCAGGTAAATCTGCTGGGCGGATGCGGGCAGGGTGTGGATATCGTCTGGCATGCGGAAGGGCGACAGTTCGCCGTTCTCAAGCCGGGCATTGAGGCAGGACGATGCGTGCGTCTCAGGCAGATAGAAGGGCTGGGCCTTCGGCATTTCCCCCGCAAAGCCCCTGAGTTCGATCTTGGCCATGGATCAAAAATCCTGAAATCGGGACCGCGCCCGCGCCCGCTGTTGGCCGCGCACCTGCTGGTGGAACTTGGCGTTGCAGGCGTCATTGAACAGGCCGGCGTGATACCCGGCGCGGGCCATATCGGTCCATGGCTGGTTCGGGATTGCCAGGATGCGTCCAAGGGCCCCGTCGACAAGCCTGTGGCCGTGCTGGGTCAGCATCCAGTCCGGCACCACGTCGTATCGGTTGAACAGCGGGTCAAGCGGATCCGTGCCATATTCATCCTCGACCCGCGGCTTGAGGAAAAGCGAAATATCGAGGTCAACTGCCTGGTCGAACGGAAAGATGGTCACCTGATTGGGGCTGACCTGCGTGATATAGGCCGGGCGTCCGGTGCGCATGCCCAACAAGTCAGTATGCTGCGTCGGGTAAAGCGGGGTGTCACCTTCACCGAAGCTGGCACTTTCGATCTCGTAGATCGCGGCCTCGGGCGGAGCGACGGTCAGCGCCTCGTTCGGCCCTGTCACGGTCACGGTGCTGACCTGTCGCCAGCAGCGCGTGCGTTCACAGAACTCGATGGCCGCCATGCGCGCCTGCTGCGCAGCGACGGATGGGGGGCAGTTCGTCGCCTTTGGCAGGATGAGCGGCAAGAGGGTGTTGAGGCGCGCAAGGGGCATGGTGTCCCCCTATCAGCCGGCAGCGGCTTGAGCGGCGACTGAACCCGCGAGGGACATGGCCGATTCCCCGGCAATCAGCGCCTGGACGGCTGCGGCGGCCTTTTGGAAATGGGCATTGGCCCGGCCGGCGGCATCGGGCGCGGCGCTGTCCTTCGAGAAGGCACGGAACAGAAGAAGATCGAGGACGATGGTCTGATACGCGTCGGGCAGATCCACGTTGTTCGTGTAGTTGTCGACCAGAAGGCGATCCGCCACCTGCACGGGCAGAGCGACCGGCGTGGGGTTCATGCCGACAATGGCCTCAATCGACCCGGTGCCTGTGTTGCCCGGAACGACCCAGAAGGTGCGTGGCGCGGCGAGATCCTGAAAGACCATGCTGACCACTGCGGCATTGGGAAGGACGGTGCTGTCCTGCCAGCCTGGCATCTGCTGGTCGAGGATTTCGCGGCGGAACAGGGTCGTGATGGCGCGACCGCCCGTGGCACCAGCGTTACGCATGACGCGCGAGAGGCAGGTATATTCGGCGGCGAGTTCCTGCACGGTGCCCGGCACCAAATCGAGTTCGACCACGGCGGTCTTGGCATTGGGCTTCATGGTGGCGATTTCCACCAGAGCCTGATTGAGCCAGTCATGCAGTTCGATGGCGGTCCAGCGAACGGCGCCGGCGTCCTGCAGAATGGTGGATGCACGCTTCATGACTGCGGCTGCTGTAAATGCCATGGTCGTGCATCCCCTTCTGGATCACTGTGTTGCGACTGCGGCGCGGATCAGTTCGCGCCGATCAGTTCTTTCAGCTTGGCCCGGATGGTTTCGGGCTTCGTGTTGCCGGGCTTGCGCCCCTCGGCCTGTTCATACGCTTCAGCCAGTTCCTCGTCGGTCATCGCATCGATGATCTCGACGGTCAGGGCGGGCGTCTGGCTGCCGTCTCCACCTTCCAGCGCCGTCATGTTGTCGCCGGTGTCCGGGTCAATCGGCGGGGTCTCGGACGATTGCACGCTGGGATTGGGCGCGGTGAAATCGCTGCCGTCATCGCCCAGCAGGCGATAGCCTTCGGGGTGCTTGAGGAAGCGGCCAGCATGGTTGACGTTGGTGACGGTGGTAACGTGAGCCCCGTCATGCTCGCCGGTATCCTTGAAATGGTAGGTGGTGCCGTCCATCTTGACGATGGTCCCGGCAGCGCGGCGAATGATGCTCTCGATGACGGCCATTTATCGGCTCCAATCTTCGCTTGAGTGGCAGGACAACCGCGCGCCCTGTCCGGGCGCACAGATGCGCGATTGGCTGATCAGGCCTTGTAGGTGACGATCAGCTTGATGTTCGCCGGCGTCGCGGGGACATAGGCGATGTTGGCCGAGGGCTTCACGCCGATTCCGACATCCTTGCCGTTCTGCGACGCGGACAGCGCCAGAATGTTGGCGGTGGTGGCTTTGGCGAGCGACGCTGATCCGGAGGCGAGGATGGTTTTCCCTGCGTCCAGGACACGGGCGTCATCCTTCTTCCCAAAATCGCCCGAATGGGCACGATATTCGCGACGCCAGTTTGACCTGCGGTCATAAAAGCGGAGCTTCCTACCCCGAGACTGGCTAGGGGAGGGCCACCGACCGGATGGGTGGAATGCTGAAGGTGAACGACCACCGCAGAGGCATCCGGGAAAGAGACGGCTCATGCGCGCTTTCGGTAGTAAGCCCGGCGCTACGGTGTAATAGAGATATTGGGCGTGGAGCCGCCGTTGTCGTGACATCCGGGAGAGACCGGAACCAAAATTCCACCTGACGCCGGAGCGATAAGCCTATGGGCGCACTGATCAGATACCATGGCGGAAAAGTGCTGGTGGCCGGCAAAATCATCGGCCTTTTCCCGGAGCATGATTGCTATGTGGAGCCTTTCGGGGGTGGCGCCGCTGTGCTGCTGGCTAAGCAGAGATCCCGCCTTGAGGTTTATAATGATCTGGATGGAGACATGGTGACGCTGTTTCGCGTCCTCCGCGACAAACCCGACGCGCTGGCAGCCGCCATAGCCCTGACGCCATTCGCCCGCGCGGAACATCAGACGGGCTATCAGGAAGCGTCATCAGATATCGAGCGCGCACGCCGAGTTCTGGCGCGATCGCATTTCGGTCACGGATCATCGGGGATCCACAAGCGCACCGGATTTCGCGCAGCAGGAATGCGGGCAGGCACCCTTCCGGTACATGGCTGGGCAAGCATGCCTGAAACGGTGCGGGTCTCGGCCGAGCGGATGCGCGGTGTAGTGATTGAGCAGCGGCCAGCTGTGCAGGTGATGCAGGCGCACGATGGACCAAAGACCGTTCACTATGTCGATCCGCCCTATCTTCCGGAAACACGTGGTCGGGGGAAAGATTACCGGCACGAAATGACGCCAGACGATCATGCCTGTTGATTTCCACCCAGAACTGAGGCGGATCGGCGCGTAATTTCCACTGAGAAGTGAGCCATGTGAACCTTTCCCCAAAGCGTTGAGCGGCGGGGGTAACGGGAGTGATCCACATGGGACTTTTGAACATCATCCGACGCATGCACTTGCGGCAGAAGCTGTCGGTCCGCGAGATCGCGCGGCGCACCGGCCTTTCGCGCAACACGATTACCAAGCACCTGGCGGGGGGCACGATCGAGCCGAAGTTCGCCACGCCG